GGAAGGAAGGAAAGGAAGGAATTCACCCCCTTACCCCCTCTCCGTGCACCGTGGAAGAAGTCGAAGACCATCTTCGGGCCGCGGCCTTTGCGGGGCGTGTGCGTTTAACCCCCGACCAGATACCGGACTGCGCCACAGCCTACTGGGGAAGCCGGGATGCCGTCAACTGGACCCGCAACGGCATCCCCGTGACCAAATGGCAATCCGACGCCATCAGCTTCGCCACCTCCTACGCCGTCAACCATCCGCCACCCCCTGGGAACGGAGACAAAGACCCTTACAGCAAACTTGAAGAACTTTAACAATCAACAATTTCAAAAAAACATGATCGACTCTCAGACACTCATCGACGCCGAAAAACTGGTGCTCTCTCAGGCAATGGACGGCTCCCAGGCCTTTGCTGACCTCCGGGACAAGGGCATCAGCCGCCAGACATTCAGCCTCCCGGCGCACCAGCAAATCTGGACCGCCCTGGAAACCGTCGCCGGCACGGGAGGAACCGTGGACGCCCTCACCGTCATCGCCCGCCTTGAAGCCCAGGGCCAGCTTGACGCCGTGGGAGGACACGCCGGAGTCGTGGAAACGGCCACCTACGGAGCCCTTGCCCGGTACAAAACCGCCGCCGCCCTGGAAATGGTCACGGAAGCCGCCAAAAAGCATGCGTTGCTCGCGTTTGCCTCCCGGATGGCGGAAGCTGCCGGCGATCAGCTCAAAAGCGCGGAAGAAGCCCTTGATGAAGCCGAGCGCGGCATGTCCGCCCTGCGGGACCGGTGCGGCGTCCGCCAGACCGAAACCATCCGCGGAGCCGTGGGAACCATCATTGAAAACCTGCAATGGCGCATGAACAACCCCGGAGCCATCAAAGGAATCTCCTCCGGATACCGCCGCCTGGACCTGACCCTGGACGGCCTGCAGCCCGGCGCCATGATCGTGCTTGCCGCCCGGCCCGGAGTCGGGAAAACCGCCGCCCTGGTCAACATCCTCACCAACATCTGCCTCGGGGGAACCCCCGTGGGCATGTTCAGCCTGGAAATGCCGAAATCCCAGCTCCTGGAACGCATCCTCTACGGCATGGCCGGCATCAACTCCGACGACATCCGCCGCGGCAGGCCGATGACGGTCGGACAGCAGCAGCATTTCACGGCCGCCGTCAGAAAAATCACGGCCGCCCCGCTGCACATCGACGACGAAAGCTCCCTTACCATCGACAGCATCAGAGCCCGGGGCCGCCGGATGGTCCGGGAACACGGCGTCAAATGCATCGGCGTGGACTACCTGCAGCTGGTGCGCTCCACGACCCAGCAGGCCCGGGGAAGCCGTGAACGAGAAGTCTCGGAAATCTCCGCCGGCCTCAAATCCCTGGCCAAGGAACTCAATATTCCTGTCCTGGTGCTGGCCCAGCTCAACCGCGACGTGGAAAAAAGAGCCGGGAACGCCCAGGGCAAACCGGTCGTTTCCGACCTGCGCGACTCCGGCTCCATTGAGCAGGACGCCGACCAGATCATCATGATTCACCGCCCCTACATGTACAAGCCCGACAAGCACGACCCCACGGAAGCGCAGTGGATCATCGGCAAAAACCGCTTCGGACGGCTGGGACGTATTCAATTCCGCTGGACCGCGGAACTCACAAAATACGAGGAAGAACAGAATTATCCCGTCACCAACAAATGAGACCCCCCAAACCATCCCTGCGAAAAAACAAGCCGACGCGGCGAGGAAAGCCAGGATCCTACAAACTGCGCTTAACGCTTCTGGTGGATCCCAGAAAGAAAGGCAAACTTGTCGAGCTGGGACTTGGCACCAACGACAGACAGGAAGCCGAAGAACGCGCCAACAGCATTATCAATGCTCTGGAATCCGCCGGACTCTACCGTCTTCCCGCCGTCCGCATTCTGGAACATCACGTAGCCCAATTTGGCAAGATTGAACCTCCCCCCTTTGAACATCCAGAATTGCCTCTATGGTAACACCCCTGGAAAAATTCCTGGCAAAACATCCCACACCCTCCGGCATGGATTCAAAGGAATGGGCTGCTCTGAACGCTGCCATGAAGGAAAACAAGTTTTTCTCTTCCAAGGTGGAGAATATCAGATTGCTGGAACGGCTGCACAGGTTGATTAAGAATTATCTGACAGGAGAAAAGGAGACTTTACCCAATGGGGAAACGGTTATCAAGGTAGGAAGCGCCGCGGACTTTTCCAACCAGGCACTTCAATGGCTCCAAACCGAGGGGCTTGTTCCACCGGACGCCGAAGGCCCGAAGTATCACAACGATATTAAAAACATCGGTGCTCTGGCCCGTCTGAAGCTCATTTTCAAGACCAACGTCCGGCAAAGCATTGGGGCTGCTCAATGGGAGGCATCCATGAAACCGGCCAATCTCAAAGCATGGCCTGCTTTCCGGTTCATCCGCTTTCCGGGAGCCAAGACAAAGCGGCTTGTTCATGTCGTCAACGAAGATGCTGTCCGGCTTAAAACCGACTTTACTTTTTGGGCAGACGAAATGAACGCCGCCAGCCTCGGGGGCTTTGAGGTCCCCTGGCCGCCGTTCGGCTTCAACTCCTACATGGATCAGGAGCCTGTTTCCCGGGAAGAATGCGAACGGCTGGGACTACTCAAACCCGGGGAGCCGTTGAAGCGTCCAAGGGGTGCGGAGCGCTTCGGGATTGACCTGATTGAACGGTACGGGTACGGCAAGAAGGCCAGTACGGCGAAGTTGCCGGAGGAACTGAAGGCCAAATTGAAAAAGGTCTATGAAGACCGCTGGGGAGTCAAACAGGACAAATCTGATGAGGTTGTCTTTCCCTCACAGGAAGTGGCGAAAAAGGCCAGGGAAACGGCGGAGAAAGTCATCAAGGTTCCCTCTGCTCCCATTCCTGCGCCAGTCTCAGCCGTCACGCACACGGTCAGCCTGGGAGATGTCCCCAAGGTGAAGATGCCTGCCCCGTTGACGGATAAGGAAGCTGATGACCTTTTGCGAAGCGTTACCGGGGAAGTGTGGGCAAAGGCATCCAGACTGGAAAAGAACGCTTTGTTTTCCTACACCGGAAATGGATATGCCCGCATCAACAACGATTTGAGGAAGGGGAAGTCCAACGCCAAGGCGAAACAGATCGCCAAAGTCATTGACAGATGCAAAGTGCCTCAAGACATGGTTGTTTTCCGTGGCTGTGGGGTTTACAAGGAATTGAAAGACGCTTTGAACTGGAAAGGAGAAGAAATAACAGACGAGCTGGTTGATATGCTCAATCTCTCCGTAGTGGGAAACCCTCTCAAAGACGAAGGTTTCATGTCTGCTGCCGTAGCGGAGGGGAAAGGATTCATGAACCGTCCCGTGTTGTTCAGAATTCTCCTGAAGAAGAAAACCCGTGCCATTTATGCAGAGCCCTTTTCCAGATTCGGGGCAGGGGCCGGTAAGGACTGGGACGGCCTTAGCCCGCAAACCTATTTTAGCAGTGAAGATGAAATCATCATCCAGAAGGGAGGAACCCTCAAATTTCTCCAATTCCATAATCAGAACGGGAAATTGATCATTGACTGTGAATTGATACAATAATGATATGAAAGAAGAAACATCACCAGCGCACAAGAGAATTTGGGAGTCTGATTTCAAAGGATGCAAAACATCCCACCCTCTCCTGATGAAATGCCTTTTGTGCTCCAAGAAGAAGCTCAACCCGGGTAGTATGGAATGTAGCGCTTATGAGCGTAAACCTGATAGTATCCTCTACGATAACGCGGACTGCCCCAGCTTTGAACGCTGTATTGACGCGGAAGGGCTGCGCTGGATTGAAGGATATGTGAAACTCTCCGGAAAGGCGTACGTTCCCCGCCAGGACGATATACCTCCGGCAGGGTGGGAAAAAATCAACAAGGAGTATGCGAAATGAAGAAAGAGAGGACCGGGAAGAAGGGAAATGTTTCCAGGTATAGCGCTGCCCTCTCTGAACGCATTTGCGGTCATATACGTTGCGGGGATAGTCTGAGGAAGGCTGCCGAAAAGGAAGGCATTCCCCATCCCACGGTGATGAATTGGGCCAGAGAGAACGCGGATTTTGCAAACCAATACGCGCGCGCGTGCGAGGAACGGCTTGCCGCCCTAGAAGACAAGTTGCTTGACCTTGTGGAGAAAGGGCATGAAGTGGCCCCACGTGCCGAAATAGGGGGAACCATGCTGCAGGCGGTCAAGTTGGAAATAGACACGCTCAAATGGATGCTTGCCAAGCTGATGCCGAAGAAGTACGGAGACCGTGCGGCGCTGGCTCTGGAAGGTGGAGAAAAAAACGTAGAGGTGACCCATAAACTTCCAGCAGAAGCAATCGTTCCGTTAGTGGCAGCCTTGAGAGAAATATGGTCCGAAGAGGAAGAAAGCTAGGGCCTCCTGTCAGGCCGGAAGATTCCCCCGTCATCTTTGCCGCCGTGGTGCTGGGGGAAACGGGGCTGTACAAATGGCAGATGAAGGCTCTTGAACGTGCCGCCCGCGGCAAGCGCGTTGCCCTGCGTGCAGCCAACGGATCCGGCAAAACGGATAAAGTGATCGGCATCCTTGCTCTGTGGTTCCTGTGGCGTTTCCCCCGTGGGCGCATGCCTATTACGTCCGGCTCATGGCGCCAGGTAAAAAACCAGCTCTGGCCTGCCCTGGAACGGCACCGGAACAACCCATCCCTTGCGGGCTGGAAATGGCTCAAGAATTGCCGCGTGGAAACGCCGGAAGGGGGATTCATCGAAGGCTTTTCCACCAACCACGCCGGGAAGGCGGAAGGCTGGCACGGGCGTGTGACGGACGAATTCAAGGATGAGCGGAAGGAACAGGAGGAGGAAGACCCCCGCAGCGAGAAGAAAGCCCGTCTGTTTGACGTTGACGAGTTTACCGGGGATGATCCTTCTTCCCCCGTGTTTTTCGTGGTGGACGAGGCAAAGACGGTTCCTGATGAAATCTTTGACGCCATTGAACGATGTACGCTTCAATTCTGCATCTACCTTTCATCCCCAGGCAAGCCGGAAGGGCAATTTTATCGCTGTTTCCACGAGGAAAAAGAACTCTTCTGTCCGATGGTGGTAACGGCCTTTGATTGCCCCCATATCTCCCAGGAGCGCATTGACCGCATTCTGGCCCGTGTGGGGGGTAATGAGGATGATTCCTATTACCGTTCCGTCGTGCTGGCGGAATTCACGCTGGAAGGAGATTTGTACATCATTGACCCTGGAAAACTGGAATGGGGTCAGCGGCAGCCCTACGAGCCGCGCAGGGGGCGCCCCGTGGCCTTCCTGGACATTGCCGCGGGCGGGGATGAAACAGTCCTTGCCATCTGCGACGGAAACGAAGCTTGGATTGAATACGCGGAACGACAGCGGGACACGGTGCAGAGTGTCCGCAAGTGCATTGCCACCCTCAAGGGGCTGGGCATTGCGGATTGTGATTTGTGGGTGGACGCTCCGGGCATGGGCCTGGCTGTCATCAGCGATTTTAATGAATCAGGTTGGTATCCGAATGAGTTCTTTGGGAACAACCCTCCGGAAGACCGCGACCGCTACATCAATCTCTCGGCGGAATGCTGGAATGACGCCGGACTGGAACTCATGACCGGGCGAGTGCATATCAGGTCCAGGCGGTCGGACAAGACGCTTTTCGTGCAGTTGACTACCCGGAAGAAGGAATATGCGGACGATTCCAGGCTCAGGAACGAGAAGAAGGAGAAAATGAAGGCTCGCAACCTGTCTTCTCCTGATCGCGCGGACGCCTTGCTGGGGGCTATATGGGCTTCCTTTCGTGGAGTTTCCGGAGTTTGGACAGGAGAGGGCAACAGGCCCATTGTGGGCAAGAGTCAGCACGCCGTCAAACATACGGGGAAATTTTATCCCATTTAGGACTGTTCGTAGCCCATTTTGACATTGTTGTACCCTCCCTCGCGTTGGGGCGATAATGCGTGCATGAGGCAAGCCGCCAACTACAACGTACACGCCACGGAATCCCTGCCGCAGTCTCTTGCGCTGCATTTTATTTCTCCATCCGGTGAGGATATGGACATCAGCGGCATGACGCTCCGCGGCGCGGTGGTACAGGATGGAGTGATCATGCTGGACTGTGCCGTTACGGGGGCGAGTACGGCATTGGTGACATGGCCGAGGCTGGCCGCCGGATGCGGCGCTTATGATATTTTTCTGACCGACGCATCGGGCAAAGAATACCCCTTGTTGAAGGGAGCCGTGCATGTAGTGTCCCGCGTTACGCCTCCGGATGGAACGAATGAGGCCGCGGCCGTGGCCGGCGCTCTTGATGTCTCCATCCCCGAAACGGAAGACGGATCCGTGACCATTTTGGAAAACCCGTCCATTGTGGTCGAGGAACTTGTACGACAGGCCGAAGCGGCCCGGGATGAAGCAGAGCAGCTTGTGGAAACGCTGGAAGAACAGGTGGAAAGCGGGGAATTGGTCAATGAGGCTGTAGCAAATAAATTGCCGGCCGCGCTCAAGGAGGCGGGCGTGGAATTGGAAGCGGTGACCGGGCAATCCACCTTGTCCAGCGGGACCGCCGCCGACACCTGGACCATCGTCGGAGGCTACGCGATGACCTGGGGAGACGAGATTCTGGCCGGGCATCTGCCCGACAGCTGCCGCCTGAAAAGCATTTCCACCGTTTATTTTTTCACCAATCCCGCCCTGAATCAGTATTGCCTGCGGATCTGGAAACTGACGGACGGCGCTTACAGCCTGATCGGAACCTCCGCCTATGTGTCCGATTTGAGCAGCGGCCAGACGGCCACGTGGGTATTTACGCCGGGCGTTCCCCTGACGCGTGGGGATGTCATTATCATTCAGGTGTGCGAAGGGATCGAGATGACGCCCTATGCCTTAGGGATGCACGCCGTTCTTACTCCGTCCGTCCCTGGGCGCGGCCTGGTGACGGAGGTGGCCAACCCGCCCGCCGTGAATGGCACGATGGCCCCCATGATGACTGTGGTGGTGGACTATGACGACGGCATCACCCTGGGAGGGATGGAACTGGCTACCGCGCGGCAACTGGATAGCCTGGGGAGGGATGTGCGGCAATCTTCCGCGACTGCCGAGGCTGCGGCGCGGACGACTGGCCAGTCCGCCGCTGCCGCGTCCACGGCTGCCGATAATGCCGCGACATCCGCCACCAGCGCGGCCAACTCCGCGACGGCGGCGGCTAATGCTCTGGCGGCCATGCCGCAGGTGGACGCCTCCGGCAACATGACGCTGGCCGGAGGTCTGACGGCGGCGGGGGCTATTAACGCCAACGGCGGCGTCAACATCCCTCTTGCTGTCGGTGCGCCGACCGATACGGGGGCGGTCAACCGCCTGCATGCCGCAGGCATGGCCGGCGTGACGGGCATCCTGACCTCTAATGCTTTCCTCAATACGGATGCCATTACCGCGTCAGGATCTTCGACGGTGACCAAAACAGTTCCCTACCATTTGGCTGGTATTAAGGTTCCCAAGGGTACTCATTCGACCATTCAGGCGAGATTTGAGGTGAGCAAACCTCAATGGAATTATTCCAGTTTCGCCGGGTTCTCTTTCCTTTGGCGCGCTACCAATGCCGCAAAGTTGTCCTTTGGTATCGGCCGCGGCGGGAAGACGATTCGTCCCGACCTTTCCATAGATTCTTACAGTATTATCCCGGCAAACGGTTTGGCTTACAATCACGGCGAAATTCTGGATATTACTTTTGATAACGTGAGAAATACGGACCGCAACGGTTATACGGTGCGGGTGCGTGAGATTTTTGCGCTTAACAATACGGACAGCTGGCAGGTTAAGACTACAACCAGCTTTGTTCCGGCCAGTCAGAACGAGCCTGTTCCGTGGACGATTGCCAAGATTATCTATCAACAAAAATCTGTCGCCAGTATTGCCAGGTATGAAGATACAGGAGCGCTCTGGCTCATGCTCACCGGAGGCCAGGGGAATAATCTGTATCAAATTGCCACATGCCGCGGCGTCAGTAATTTTGAAACCGGGGTTGGTGTTTCCCAATGGGTGACTGATGTGGTGAATAATGCGGCTGGCGACGTTTCTGTTTATGCGGGAACCGGAGAGTACACCTATTACCATCCCGGAAATGTTAATCCGGTTTTCTATGGTCTGGATGCGATATCCCGCAACTGTATTGAAACCGAAGAAACGGCAGATTTTGTGGACATTAACATACCTCTCTAATCATGAATAATGCAGAGATACAGATTCAGTTTCCCCAGCCGGGACAGTGGGATGAATTTACCCTGACGCCCATTTATCAGGACGCGGACGGTTACACCCGGACAGACCGCTACACGGCGGACGAAATACCAGCGGAACAGACCCCGG